TAGTAAAAAAGTTATAAATCAATATCTTAACGTCGTTTGGTTATTCCATATGGGACATACGGGACTTGTAAGTCTTTTTGGAATACTCGCGTGCTTTCTCACGATGTTCGGGGTGAATCTGCGCATAGTGCTTTTCAGTTATTAGCACAGAGGAGTGTCCCAAAGCAGCTTGTATCTGTGACATCGGTACACCGTCCAGCGCAGCACCAGCCGCCCATGTTGAGCGTAGATCGTGGAACGTAAAATTCTCGATATCTAGGCTTTTGATGAACCTTTGATAGTCATCATAAAAGTTTGGCATTGGAGTGCCATTCCTTTCGATGATGTACCCCGTCTGCGTCACAGCCATTGCTTCCTCAAGCCAAGGCCGCACCAGATCCGTTATATCACACACCCGCCGCGCTTTTCTGCGCTTACCGTCCGCTGGTGCTTGAAAGTCAATCTGCCCTTCACGCAGTTTTATCTGTCGCTTTTGAAGCTCAAGGATTGACGTCTTTCTAGCTGCCGTTGAAATCGCAATCCCGATTGCCAAGCGCAGATACAGAGGCACCGACGGCAAAGCATCCAGCAACCTTTCCCTTTCATCAGCATCAAGCCACCGCACGCGATAGGTCTTCTCGTACTTATTTTTTGGTATGTACGGCACGCCTTTTAACATTCGCCCGCGTTCACGATCATTGGCCCAATTCAAGGCAGCTATCAGTACGGACAATTCACGGGCCATAGCGGATTCTTTGACCCTAAACATCCGCTCCTGCTTCCATTCCCAAATCGCTTCCTCAAAAGCTTCATGGTCTAACGGATCGCAATCAGACAACGGGTCTAACGCCTTGATGATTGAATTGTGCCGGTTCATCTTCACGGCGCGTGGCTGATACCACTTGATCGTGTATTGCTGCAAAATGTCACCAATCGTCACAACGTCTTTCGGTTGGTGAATTTTCTTGAAGGTTTCTAGGAAAACTTTTGCAACCGTCGCATCCTTTGTGCCAGTTGATGCGTATCGTGCTTTGCCATCCTGTCGCCAGGTAATTTCCCAATTTCTGTTGCTCTGTCTTTGAACAACGTCGTACTCGTATTTCTGCATGTCGTGTCTCCCTCGACTGTTGATAGGGCGTGGGCTGGTATTCTTATTTTTTTACCCACGCGGATACTGGCAAGATCGCCAGATTCGGCCATCCGCAGAACCGTCTTGGCTGAAACCTTCCAACGGTCAGCAAGCTCCTGCGGTGTGTAGAAATCAGTCATAAACCTTATCGTCCTCTATGTAATAAATGTCGGCCTTTTCCATTTTTCTTTGTCATACGGGGCAAACATTATCCTCACCCATTGTCATTTTGTGATGTAAAGCCAAGAGCCGGGTGCTTGAAAATATGACGCCGGTGATAATCCATAAATTCATCACGCGCTCTGGCAGCCTGCAAAGCAGCTTTGCGTGCCTCACGGTGCTTACGCTCTTGCAAGCTGTACTTCGGGTAATTGACTTTTGGTGGCACAAAGATTGGCTTGATCTTGCATTTACTGCCGCCGTTCTGCCATGAGCGGACCCATTCTTGTCCGAAAGCAATTACAAGTTGCTCTGTGAACATCGGCCCAAGCACCTGTCTGATTTGTGATGAAATCATCAAACGTCCGCCTTCATCAAAAGAGATGAAGCCCTTGTCAAACAGCCGGTCGTGATCGCGGCGCAACATCAACCCATTACACGGGTGCAATGCTTCTTCTTCACTGACGCAGTGCCTTAATGGCTTTATGTGACTTGCAACTAAGGCGATGCGGGAACCTGTGATCTGACAAACACGCTGTTTTTTCTTCAGTTTCGCTCTAAAGGTAGACCGTAGTTTTTTGATCGCGCTTTGTGATAGGGACTTTGAGTAAGCCGTGACAAACCCATTGTCTGGATTATCTGCGCCCCACCTCTTCAATTCAGACAGGAGCGAATTGCCGGAATCAAATCTATTCATCTTTGCACCCCAAACACCACAGCCAGTAGGCGCTGCCACCAGCTTGCCTCTTGCTTCGGGGCCGCTTTGATCTTCTGCCGCTTATGATACTGCTTCATAGCCTCGCTGTGAGCCTTGCGGCGCTCTTCAGTCCAACGTCTACCTTCTTTTGTCATTTGAATAATATCCTTCCTGATACAGAGCTTCGTACACACGGCGGATCACCGGCAGGACGTTGTTCTTCGTCTCCTGATCGCACAGGCCAATATGCCAAGTTGATCCCCACTTGTTGCTGAAATGGACATCGGTTTCTTTGCCGTTGACTTTGATGACAGCGCGCAGTTCGATGTAGTCCTTTGTCTCAAGGATTGCGGCTGCATCATCCATTGCGCGCCCTTCTCAACATCTCTTCCCACATCCGCTCGTTCTGATAGTTGTCATGGCAGCATTGAGGCCCGCAGAAGCTTTCCTTGAGCGCGTTAGCAACCCCGCCATATCGCCAATCAAACGTGCAGCCACAGTGCTTGCATGTGTCCGGCAGCGGGTCATTCCTGACCGGCCTTGGCTTCTGCTTCTTCGGCACGCTTTAGTAGCTCCATTGCTTGACGCCTCATTTGCTGCGGGGTCATGTCGATCTGCGCCTGTAGCTTGCCAATCACCACCAGCATTCCTTGATTGTTGGGAATTGCCAGTAGCGGGTGCGGCTCATTTAATGAATGGGATCTCGTCATCGTCCGCTGGCTTCTTTGCAGGAACAGCCTTCAGCTTGCCAGCTATCCATCCGTCGTTCTTCTGATAGCCGTTGAGATAATATTCAGTGCCGCCAACGACGACTTTCCCCGACCAATCCGATTGCCATTCTGCGGTCTTCTCTGACCGTTTGTCGTTTAGGCTGAACGTCATGTCGTCCTTGCCGTGCATTACCTTTGGCTTGTCGTCCATTAGCTGTTTGCTCCTTGCATGATTGCTTTCATTCGGTTTGAGAAAATCACTTGTTTATCTTGGGGCATGCTCTTGCCGCCCATGTCGTTGAACAGGACTTTGAGCGCATCCAGATCGTCCACAGCGGCCACCTCTGCCACCAATGAGTCTTCCTGCGGCTCTACGGTCTCAACGATGGAAGAAAAAGCCCGTGAGGCGGGTTGCAGTCCATCCTCACGGGAGTGGCCCGCATCGTCAGACAGGGAGACTGTAACTGGCGTTGTTGCAGCGGGCTTAGGAGGAATCTCTTTCGGTGCGTCATTGAGCAAGCCATTTGACTCGCCATCGTCGTCTGTGTCTTCGACGCCTTTTTCGGTGCCAAACATTGAGGCGAGTGCGTAACGCTTGGCATATGTGATTGCACCGCCGATCTTCTGACTGTTGGTCTTGTCATCGACAAAAATAGGATAGCGAGACATACGAGCTTCACCGCTTGTGTGCATCATCACGGTACGCACAAACATAGTGTCGCCTTCAAAGTCCACCTCTTGCGTGAAGGTCAGGCCAAAGGCATTAGCTTGCTTGACGTTGTTGATGACAGCACCAATCGACGCATACTGACTGCGGTTGCCTCTCTTGTCGGCTTCGAACCCGCCGGTCTGCCTTTGATACTCGCAAAGCGACTTTGCTAACTCACTCATTCTTGCCTGTTTCCTCTGCCATTATGCGTTTAGCGCCATTGCTTGAAACGCGCACACTGATGCCTGCGCCGGATGCTGTAGAGGCATCGCGCGGTGTCAGCGACTTGATCTGCTTATCTGCTTGTTTGAAACTTTCAGCCGCGCCCTTGGTTTGCAGCCATGTGTCCGCGTGCCGCTTCCATGCCTGTTGCTGGGCAGGGGCCACGTCCTTCTCCATATCGTAGGGCTGGCGCTCCTCGACAGGCACAGGCGGCTCCTCACTAAAGTCTATGAAGGGCATGTCGCCCTTTTTCACGCCTTCCATGAACATGCGACCGAGTTCAATAAGGTGATCTGTGTATGACTGCTTGAGTTCAATCACATGCGTTGTGGGTGGGTTTGCACCGCGAATGATGGACAAAACACCGCGTTCAATGCGACGGCCTTCTATCTCCCCCAGGATGCGGGCACCCCAATGCAGTTGCGGCGTACTATAGCGCACGATCCTCGGCAGTACGTCAGCCCATTCTTCGCCTTCAACGGGACGGCCAGCGGTCCACTTAGCATCAATGACCACCCTGCCACCAAGGTAGGTCGCGCCATCTAATGTCGCCGCCATCCAAGGCTCTGTAGGGGAGCGCACGACACGCTGATAGCTGTCGATCTTGACGCCGTTCTTTTGCTCAAAGGTGTAAAGATTTAAGATTTCTGTGCATTGACCAAATTGTATAGGCCACTTGCCTGATAGGTCTTCCGGTTCTAGCTCGCCGGTCTTTTCTTTGAAGAGACGGTCTATACGCTTGTGGTCGCCACCAGCTAGGATGTTTATACAACTACCGCGCAAAGTAGAGCGGCGTTCTGCTAACCGCTCTGGCGTGAGGCGATGCGCTGCCACAAAGTCCGGCAACCCATCGCTACGCTCTTCGTCTTGAAGCTGGTGTACATCTGACATAAACCCGCTTATATCAACCTAAACTTATTAAGTAAAGGTCTATAAGCAAAGTTAAACGTATTTTATTGCCCTGACAGGATGCACGCTGTCGAGTTGATCTATCTCTACTGTGAATTTTTCAGCCGGATCAAGGCGTTCAAAAGTCCACGAATCAGCGTCTTTAGCTACAAGCTGGACTATATCACGAAGGTCCGAGCCTTTTTGGGCAACTAAAACAAGA